CAACCTGAACCATTACGTCATCGAACCGCTCAAAGGTGAACGGTCGCTGTTCTCTTGTGTCTTGTAGTATGATCATGTTTCCCTCAAACCATCTTGTATGACTTCACCCCGGCAACCTTCACCAAACCCTTGAAAAACTCCGGCAACGTCGCTTCACTCTCGACATTGCTTTCCTTGTATTGGTTATACATCTTCAAGACGTGGTAATGTGCTGGACATTCGTTTGAACATGGAAGGATCAGATCCCCTTGTCGCAGATAGCAAAGATGCGCGTTCGGAGATCTGGACTTGCAGTGAATATCCTTTAGCTCATAGGTAGCCAGTTCCTTGTTCCGCAGCGCATAGACGGCCCAACACAAGGAATAAATCCGGTCGTCGTGCCACTTGTCGCACCCGAACTTTGGAATCCCGTTCTTCAGCTCATAGACGAAGGTTTCCATTTCATCGGCCAGGCCCTTTAACTCATAAGAAAACCGCAGACGATGTTCTTTAACCAAACGATAGAGCTCCGGGAAGGCGTTCGCTTGCGTGGTGCTGGTCGGACTGATCACTTCAGCCGGGTATCCTTGCTCAAGGCACCATGTGAATATGTCCTGCGAATTGTAGGATTCCAGGGATATGTTCTTCAGCTTGAAACGGTCCATATCCTCGCGGATCGCCTTCTTGATCCCCCGGCCCAAAGATCCAAGGATATTTTGCTGATTCAAGATCCAGTATTCCGGTTCCTTGCTCTCAGGGTCCGCAACCTTGGCAACCGTCGTCCAGATCGTCTTATCCCCGTGGATTGAACCAAAGAAAGCGCGGTCCAGGCCACCACCACAAACGTATTTCCGCCCCTGGAACATGCTATCCAATGAAGCGGCTGGAATCGGATTCGGAACGTCGTCTTCCTGGCAAGCGCGGATATCTGGAATCGCGAACAAGTTGTTCGCAGCGGCGGCCCTCTGGTTCAGGTGCTGCGTGGCAAAGACGGCAGGCAAAAGCTGTTTCGCCCTGGAATTCAACCAGTCACGGCGTATCCAAGGCGGCGACTTCTCCAAGGCTTCAGCCAGATCCTTGTATTCAATGCGATGGATGAACACCGTCGGATCTTCCCCGGACTCTTGCAGCTGTTCCATTCGATGAAGCGGCCCACCCACCGCGTCCACCGTCGAATCAACCAAAAGCCAAGAGTTCAGGGAATCGCCCAAACTGGAAGCCAGGACTTGCATCGGCTCTTCAGACGGCGCGGCGTGGATCTCGGAAACCCACCCGACGGTAATCCGCTCACCGTATAGGCTGGAGATGTTCAGGGATACGGCTTCAATCAGGTTTTGCAGCTTCGGATATCTGATCTCGTATGAACGGACGTTCTCCCTTCCGATCTGAGCAACCAACGACGGAGTGTTCAAGATGATGGATTTCAGCGTGTTGAAACCAACGGACAAGGATTGACGTTCAGTGTTCGCCATGACCTTGATGTTCTCGGTTTGCCAAAGCGTGAACCGCCATAGAACCAAAAGCGCGTTCAAGGTCGTCTTGCTGTGGCGGCGCGGGAAGCTGAACCCGATGGTCCCGAACTGCCAGTTCCCGGCCTGGTCCACCTGCAAGGCCCGGCGGATCGCTTCACGCTGGAAGTCGGCGAACTCGAACACCTGAAACCCGCCCTTCGGAGATAAGATCCTTGGCTGGATATCCTTTATCCATTGCTCGAACCCGGCGGCCCCGTTCTTCCACTTGCGAACCCGTTCCGACGTAATCTTTAAGCTCATGTGTTGAACTCCAAGGCCAGGCCCCGGACGATCGCCCGACGTTTACCCACTGGCAGACGTGCCAAGGCCCGGACGATGGTTTCCAGGTCCAGTTCCCCAAGGCGACGTTCACATTCCAGACAATAACCCCGGCGGCGGTCGATAACGGCCCCGCAGCGGGAACACCTATTCGTCGTCTTCATTATCGCCCCCCTGAAGGATGATGTCCGCGACGTCGGTTCGCTTCATCTTGTCCGCCCTGGCCTCTTCGTTTTGCTGATCCCTGGTACTTCAGAAGCGACGTAGCCAAGACGGGAATCAGTTGTCCCTCTTCGTCGATCAGTTCATCCCTCTTGTTTATGTGCTCCATAAGCACACGCTGGACGGCCAGGTTCACGCTGATATCTTGCTCCAGGACGGCAACCGCCACTTGATCAGGATCACATTCGGAGATCACGGCCCTGGACTCTTCAATCATCTTTGCCATACGACGGCGAAGATCCAGCTTCCCGCGTTCCGCAGTGCTCAAGGCGTCGCGGATCTCTGAAGGTGTCCGTTCCTTCCCGTGATCCCCACCGGCCCCGCTTGTATAAAGTCCCGACGATTTCCGCTTTTTCCTTGGCATAAGTACGCCCTATCTGTTTTATGTTTGCGGCCCCTGGTATGGTTCCAAACCGTACCAAACCGAACCAGATCAACCGCCCATGAACCCTTGATATATGCGAACTGTCACATACCTAATCCCTTGTGACAGTCAAACCCCTTGTGACAAACCCCGAAACCAACGATTCAACCCTTCCCCGTCAACCCAAAGCACACTCAGGGTTAACAACTTCACCCATTTGTTAGGCTTCCATAACTTTGTTAGGCTTCCCTAACTTTTTCCAATTCTTCCCCAAAAACCCGTTTCCACCGCTCAGGATCAACACCCGGTCCATCCAACAAAGGCGCATAAGCGAACCGGATTGAACCATCTGCATATTCCAGCTGATATTCCCCGGCCTCTTCGTCGTGGCTCACCAACACCGGCGCGGTATCCAAAAGTTCAGCCCTACGCGTCTTCATCATCCCCCGGAGCCTATCCCGTGTGTCCGGCTCCAGCTGCGATAACCCGGCAACCTTGATCCCCTCATTCGGAGAAAACCAAACGATCAGGCCAAAGCGTTCAAGATGGGAGATTAAACCAGACATAAAAACGGCCCCTATGTGCAGGAGATGCAGGAGATACAAATTTTGATGTCCTGCACTATTTATCCAGCATATTCAAGCATTTATCGTATATTGCAGGAGATAGCAGGATATTCCCGGCCCCCTACTGAGTTCAATCTTGTTCTTTTAAAGAACCCTTTTGAACTTCACTCCACAATAGACATGTCCTTTCATGTCCTGCATTCCTCAAAAAATACATATATTCCGGCGGGTTGATGTGCAGGAGATACTTTTTTGCATGTCCTGCATGTCCTGCACTTTATATGGTTTCGATATCATTCTTCACCTTTCCAGTTGACTCCGGGTTCGATTTAACGTCCTGCAATTTCAAAACATTTTCACGAACCGGCCCTTGTGAATTTAAAGAAACCATCTGCCATTGCGTTGTGTTGGTTCTGTTCCGCCCGGCTTCAATTAGCTGGATCTCGTCCATGATCTTGTTTCGATGTTTACGGAGCCAGTACCCAAGATACGGCTGATCAAATTTTCCTTTTCGCCCGGCCACCGCGAACAGCGCGTCATAAAGCTCTTGGTTATGTTCCGCAGCTTCGGAGATATCCCGAACTGTCACCTTCTGCGTTTTGAATGTCTCAAACCAGATATGAAACAAGGTCCGCATGTTTTGAAAGTTGACGTCCGATTCCCGGACGATCTCTCTGGTTTCAAGCGGGTCCGCCTGGTCCATCCACAAGAGCGCGTTCCTGATCCAGTGATCCCATTTTGTGAAGTCGGATAGCCTGATATCTGGTTTTTCTCCTGAAGATAGCCAGGCCCGGATGATGGTCATTGCGGCGTGAATTATCTTCGGCCTGTTGTCCGGTATATACTCGAAAAGATCCCGGTCGAAATGCCTTTCCTCTGGACGTTCAACCCTGGCATCAAGACGGCAAAGCAAGGCGCGCGCGGTCATGTCCCCGGCAAAAGCCAAATTGTTTCCCGTGGCATAAAGAGTCATCATGGAAGGCAAAGATAGATTTTTCGTTTGGCCCAAGATCCTTGTGATCACCCCTTCCTGCGTGCATAGCTGACAAAGGCGTTCGGAGCGGATCGGCCTTTCGCAGTTATCCAAGTTCAACATCGTGTCGCCCCGATAGATCGCAGCGTCCAGCCGTTTATCTAGCTCCTCCTCAGTTGATCCCTGGCTCAATGTTGGGATTCTTTTGCCCGTGCTGATCATGGAACAGACGTCCACTAAAAGACTTTTTCCTGTTCGTGGCGTCGGCGCGGAAAAACCAAACATCGGAACGATCGGAACCGCCCGTCGAACCAACGGCGTCAAGATCCCGGCCAGCGCGACGGAACGATCAGCTTTATCCACAAACGGAAAACTCGAAGTCAGATCCAGAAGAACGTCCAGCGCGGCCCTGGCTTCGTCTTTGGTCGGTTTGTCTTTTATGGGAAGGAATTTGTCGTTCGGCCAGTACAGAAGGTAGGTGTCCGGGTCATATCCAGGTTTGTTGATGATGGAACCATCAGGTCGAAAGGTCGGCGATTCTGTTATGGATACCAAAGGACGGACGTTCCATTCCCCGGCCCTGGCAAGGTAGGTTTCCCCGACGAACTTCGGCGGATTCTGTTCAAAATGGTTCCCGTCTTTGTCCTTTTTCAGAAACCGGCAATGCTCAGCACAAAGGCCCCTGAAGTATGCGGTATCCACTTCAAACAAGAGCGGCGTCCTTGCCTTGCGCCTCAATTCCGAATACGTCCCGGCCTGGGTCATAATCGGACGGACAAGAGAAGACCCTCTCTGATAGATATCGGCCTTTTTCAAGAGCAAGGCCCGTTCAACTTTTTGGGTCAACTCAATAAATTTTCCGTCTTCAAGCTCGATCGCTGCCTTGATAGGAACGGCGGACCGGATCGCAGCGGCGACGGACTCCAAACCATAGCGAACATGCAGGTCATTAAAATCTGTTGGCTTGTCGGCCAGGTCTGATTCTTCAAACTCCGGCCAGGTCAAAAAACAAACGTGCCACCTGGCGGCCTCTTCTCCTTTGGTTTTCCCTGGGTTCTCCGGCGCACCGTGCAGCGGGTCGGCCCCCGTGAACTGATCGTTATCGGCGGCGATTGTGATCTTTTGGTTTGGGTATGCTTTACGGATCGCAGCGGCAACGGGTTTCAAGTTGTTGGCATTGAAAGCACAAAACACCGTCGCCCCGGTCGCTTCGTGAATACTCGCCCCGGTCGCGTATCCTTCGCAGATGATAAGCTGTTTATCTCCAGGGATCTTGTAGCAATGCCCTGAGATATCGGAACCCGTGATGAACTTTTTGTCGCCTTCGGTATTTATGATCTGTAAACCAAACAAGCGGCCCTGAAGATCCTGAACCGGGATCAGAAGATCGCCCCGCTTGGATATCTTCAAACCAAAAGACTTGATCTGCTTATTGGCAAGGTATGGATGATTTTCGGCGGCTTGTGCTTTGGAAAGGATACCCTTCGCTTTCTCCACCGCTTGCGCGCGGCGTTCCGCTTTGGCCTCTTGAAACCTGGCCTTGGCTTGCGCGATAAACTTTTTCCGATTGCGCTTCTCGGTATTGGATAGGTGCTTTTGCTTAGAACACCACGTTTCCCAAACATCTGACCTCCAAGATCCAAAAGCCCCGGCGTAAAGTTTCCCGTCATTATGGAGAACATACCATCCGGCCTCATCTTGCGGATCACCGTCGCGCGCGGAGCACCTGTGAAGTTGTCCATCGGGTATGATCTCGGTCGGGTATATACCGAACGATTCAAGTTCAGATCGGAATTTGTCGATTGCGGATTCAGACAAGGCGGATCTCCAGCATATCTTTTAAGTTATGCCGGAACCAGGGGAATTGACAAAAGGGGAAGGAAAGCCATATTCTGACAAGTACCACCAAGTCAGGAATATGATGTCCTGTTCCCCGCCCTGATCCCGGCTTTCGGTTCAGGGCTTT